GCGTCGTTGTCTGTCTCGTGTTCGTCTTCGGCGTCGGTCGTTTTCTTCGATGGCTTCCTTTCAGAAGCGTCGTCATCCTCATTGGGATCAACGTCAGCCATGAGAGCGTTGACGAAAGAAGAATCGTCAAGCTCATCGGGGTATTCTACGTTCGTCAATGCGGCGTCGTTAGAGTTGATAGCCGTCGTCATCAGTCGTTGTCATTCCTATAGATGTCGTGGACGCTCTCGTTGTCGAAGTGATCGACTTCCGGAGTGGTCGCGGTCGACGTCTGTTGTTCAATCAGTTTGGTGTGGGCTGCAGAAAACTTCTGCGTCAGCGCCATGAAGCCAGAGAAACCTTGGTAGGCGGCATAGATGCCTTCGCGTTCTTTGGCGTTCTTCGGGTCAGTGTTGAGGATGTCCGTGGCGCACTGCTGGGAATACATTGCAGTGAGCGCCGCGAACCCCTCAGAACTGAGAAGCTCCGTACAGAAGCCTCCCAGTTCGAGGATGGTTGCGTCGTCCATTTAGTCCTTAAGCTGCCTGTGAAGCCGCAGGTTTAGATGCGGCTTTCATTTTGGCCTCATGGTCCTTGTTGATCTTGTCTTGATCCAGAGCCAACTCCGCAGTGTCGTGAATGATGCGAGCACGTGTCTCGGCATCCTGACGATCATTCGTACGGGCTTGGTCGTCTGCCTTAAGCGCAAGCTCAGTGTCAGACTGCTGGACCTTGGCTTGATCCAAGGCAAAGAGGCGGCTGGCATCAGCCTGCTTGATGGTGAGAGCGTCTTGCGCAGTCTTTGCAGTCTGCTGCTTGACCTGGAGTTCACCCATCTTGATCGGGTCGGGACCCGGAGGCGGTGCGTTGGGATCGAGGTACGAGTTGAAGTTCGTGAAGCCTTTGAGCTTCGCGATGTCGCTGAGCATGGAGTAGCGGCCCTTCTGGCCGAACATGCCACCCAAGCCGGGGTCCTTCGCCATGGCTTCGTAGCCCTGCATGAGGTCCATTGCGGCCTGATCCTTCTCACCATAACCGAGGTGCGGGATCACGGTGCACGACGTACGCTCAGTCCACTGCTTCGGAGTGAACTCCAAAGGTTGACCGGCGACTTCGATAATCTTCTCGTCCTGATGGTTCAGGATGAGCAGGCGTACGACTTCAAGCATCAGCGGGACGAGGAAGTTGTTAGCGAAGTTGCGCGCCATGATCTTCTGGCGGATGCTGCTAACCTTCATCATCGTGTCCACAAGACCCTTAGAGTTCTGGGTCGAGATGGCGCTCTTGTCGAGACCTTGCGACAGCGCGGAGATGCCCGTGGACTTCTCGTTGTTGTCGTTCAGCATACCCAGCACGTTGAAGACGTACGGGTTCAGGTTGGCCTGCTGGAAAGGCTGCACACTGTCGGGCCGCCGAACGTTCACGACGCCGCCAAGGCGGTTGTCGAGAAGCTCACGCGGGTTCATCAGACCACCGTTGACCACAGCCCATCGTGGGTTGGTCGTAATGGCCGTATGATCCAAGACGCCACGGAAGAGTACCGTGCGGGCGTTCTGAGTGTGGATCACACGCTGTGCGAAGTTGTTGCCGTAGAACACATGGGAGACCGGCAGAGGCACGTACGAAATGAACGGAGCCTTGTCGCACTCCTCAGGCGGATAGAGGAGCTTGTCGCCTGCGATGCAGATTTTGTAGAGACGGACGCCCTTCGCGGGGTCGATCTGCATACGCACGTAGTTCTCGTAGTAGACGATGTATTCGAGTTCGTCCTGTATCGGGTCGTCGGTGACGTCATTGGCCCGGGTGGGCGCGGTGCGCGCGAGAACCTCAGGTGAGAACATGAGGGCGCGGGCGTCGTCAGCGGGCAGGGACTTAACGAGCTTCGGGTCTACACCCATCTCGATAAGCTCAGCCTTCGTCTTCGGCGTGCGGTGACCGCAATAGACGGCCTTGTCGATGCACGTTGCGATGCTCTCGATGAGGAATTCCTCAGGAGCAATGTTGATGATGACGACCTTGCTGCAGTCCTTCTTACGCGTGAGCGTTCCCTTGAAGGTGCCGTCAGGCTGCTCCTCAGCTTCGAAGCTGTCCACTTCATCGTGTGAAGCGAGCGCCACAGCCTCTTCGTGCTGCAGGCCTTCGAACGTCTCGTCAGAGTATTTGAATTTCTCTTCCCAGAACACCTTGACCACGCCAGCGCGGGCAACAAGCCCGTCATAGATGGCGCTGCCGAAGATGTTGAAACCTTCGTTCTCACGGTAGATGACGTAGCGTGCAGCCTCGGTCGCGATGCGGCAGTTGGCGACGTCCATGAACCGGTCGGCATCAAACTGAGCAATATCTTCGCCACCGGAGAAGACTTCTTGCAACTGAGAGCGCATCATCTCGACGCTGTCGTAAACGTCGCTGGCCACGTACGAGGACGAGCCTTCGCTTGTGCGCCGGGGAAGCTCACCGTTCAGGTACTTCATGACCCGCGTGCGCTCAAGCGCCAGACGCGTATCGTAGAAGCCTGAAGCGGTCATCTGCTTCTGGGAGACCCGGGCGACAATATCCTCGGGGCTTAGGGGGCGAGTTGTCGCCATAGGTATCCTTTGTTAGATGGCTTGAACGTAGTAGTCGTCAGTGACTTCGACCGGCGTCCACACGTCCTCGGAGACGTACGCCGCGATTGCGAGCGCCATGACCGTGTCGTCGTGTGTGCCACCCTCGGCCTCCATCTTCCCGGCCTCGGTGACGACGAACGTCATCATTTCGGCAAGGGTCGTGGGGTCGTTAATCTCGATGCCGCCGTCGCGGTCTAGTTCGCGCAGCTTGTCGATGATCAGGGGCTTGGTGCGTTCGGAGGTGAAGAAGCCGAGGTTGATGCTGTCCTTCTCGTCCAGAGTGCCCTCAGGCTGCTCTGTGTAGAGGTAGGGATAGTTCGCATCACGCAAGGCGACGCATGTCACCAGTCCGTGGTTGTTGCGCTCCGGAGCGATGGTGGCGCAGTTGTAGTGATAGCCGAGAGCGATGAGGATGGACGCGAACACGTCAGGATGGCAGATGCCACGCCAGACCGCGACTTGACGTCGTTTGCTGTCGAGGATTTGCGCAACGCTGCTGTCGCCTTCCTTCTTGCCTTTCACACCACCACGGATGCCCATGCCGACGTCAGCACCAATGGTGTACGTCTCGGTAGCAGAGCGTGGATGGTAGATCAGAAGCTCGCCGCGAGGGTTGTCCTCAAGGACGCGCAGGGGCAGCGCCTTGCCAGTCTTCTGGTCATAGCGGACGTCAACGGACATCTGCTTGAGAGGCTTCTTAACCTTCGCTACCTGGAGACGAGCGTTGAGGCTCTCGGAGTTGAATATCGGTCGGCCGGTGCTGAGGAAGGCTTCCTCGGCAGTCGACGGATACTCTTGCTTGAATAGATCGACACCGCTGGTGGCTACTTTCTTGCGCCGCCAGTAGAGTTGGTCGTTGGAGTTCAGGAGCGGGGCGTAAAGCCTCAGCATCTCCTCTTCTTCGGGTGTTCGCACAAAGTCTGCGGGCGCGGTCTCACGGTATTCATCCGTTTCGAACCATGCACTGAAAAACACCTCGTACCCGTTCCATAGATGGTCGCGGCGAACTGCGCCTTGATACATCTCGTAGAACTTGCCGGTCACACCTTGTGCCGTGCTCTCCAAGAAGAGGAACGTATCGTTCTCTTCGGGGATGGCTTGCACCAGACCGTTGAAGTTTGTGTTGGCGAATGCGACGGGCCAGAACGCCACCTCGGAGAGATGAGCGAACGTAAGCGTTTCGCCGCGAGCGATACCTCGGCCGCCTGCCGTGGCAACGCGCATGCCGCTGTCGAGCTTGTCGAAGTTCAACTCGTTACGCGAGAGATACTTCGTCGACGGACGGACAATGTCAGGAACGTTGTCGTGGACGCGTCGATACATATCGAGCAGCGTCGTGGTGCTGTCGCCTTCGTGCGCCATAACGAGACCCTTCTGGGCCCGACGCTGAGACAACCACCAATACTGGAATGCGGAGATGACGGTGGAGAGACCCTGCTGTCGTGCCTTGAGGACGACGAAGCGTACCTTTCCTGTTTCTTCCCACTGCTGCAGCACCTCTTCCAAGAAGCGCTTCTGCACTCGATTGAGAACGAGCGGAGCAATCTTGCCCTTCTTCGTTCTGATCTTCACACACTTAGCAGCGTAGAACTCAAAGTCGTTGAGGAGGCGCTTGCGCGCCGACCTCTGAGTGTCAGTAAGATCAGTCACTGTTCGCAATTTCGTCGAGGAAGTCCTCGGCCTTGCTCAGTGTCAGCTTGGATTTGCTTTCCGGTTTGGCTTTCGTGTACGCCAGCAACGTGCTGAGCGCCGACGCCTTCACCTTCTGCTCAGACGGACCGATGGCGAGGATAAACACCTCACGCATAGCCGCCTTCGCCATGCCTTCGTCCGTGCTGGGGATGATGTGCTTCTCCAAGTCCGCGTCGAGGAAGAAGTCCTCATCGGCGGGGAGTTCACCCTTGTCGGTCATAATTTGGATAAACCTATCTGCGTAGCCACGCGCCTTCGCCCACAGCTTCTCCGCTTGCTTGCGGTTCTTGCCGTTAGGAATGCCGGTGCGTTTGAATTTCTGGGGGTCGATTTTGCGGTCGAGCTTTAGCTGCATGTCGCGCAGCTTCATCTTGATGCGGTAGTCTTCGTTCTGCCACGCCGCCTTCGCCCCAAGGGACTGGGGATTGCTCCCCAGCCTCTCGTGGTCGTTCATGCGTCTTCCTTCTGAGCCTTCGCCTTCTTACGGGCTGCTGCACGCTTCTCAGCGACAGTGGGCCAAAGGTTCTCGCGTTCTGCCTTGTAGCGCTCGCGCACAACATGGGCGGACACAGGGTCCATCTGATCCGTGTAGTGCTTGATGGCGCGGCGGCTGTATTGGATGTCGGAGTTACCCGGCTCCTTAAGCTGCTCACCGAGCGCGTGTAGAAGTCCCGCGTGCTGCGGAATCTGGTTGGCCAGATCGGCACTCACAGCGTCTCGCGCTGCGTGCGTCTGGGTGACTGCGTTGCGCAGACCCATCCGGTTCATCTCAGGCAATTCGGAACGCTCGCGCGCTACCTTGTCGCCAATCTGTTCCGGCGTGAGGCCCTTGTAGACCATGCGCTCGTTGGGCACGGGCTGGAATGATCCAGCTTCTGCGTACGGGTCAGTCGCTTTGACTTCGCCGCCCTTCGACTTCGTGATCTTCATCGCCGCCGCAGGGATTGCGGAGACTGCGGGTCTAGTCGCTGCCTCTTGCATGTCCTGAACGTTGGTGATGCCCTTCACGATGTTCTTCGCAGGACCAGTGATGTCCCGGGGGAGCATCATCGGATTGATCTGCGGAGCGGCCGGTGCGGGTGCAGGGGCTGCGGGCTCAGGTGCGTTCATGCCAGCGGTCGTCGCTGCCATCTGCTTACGCATCATCGCGAGCGCCATCGGACTGATGTCCGGTTTGGCAGGCGGTGCCGGGGGAGCCTCGGGAGCCGGTGTCGGCTCAGGTGCGTTCATGCCAGCGGTCGTCGCCGCCATCTGCTTCTTCAGCATCGAGAGAGCCATCGGGCTCAACTGCGGGGCCTCAGGGGCAGCAGGGGCCGGTGCCGGCGCACCAGGTAAAGGTGTCGCCAGTTGCTTCTTCAACATCTGCAGCGCCATCGGATTTAACTGAGGCATCTGCGGAGGAGGAGCACCCGGAGGTGCAACCTGCGGACCAGTAGGGCCACTCATCGGAGGACGAGGACCCCAAGGGGCAGGCGTCGGTGCCTGTGGGATCGGAGGCGGTTGCGACGGGAGCGGAGGCGGTGCCTGTCCCATGCGAAGCTGAGAGTTGTGATCTGCGAACGTCTTGGCGAAGTTGGCCGCCGGTCGTGATCCACCAGTGATGCTGTCGAGGAGACGAGCGCCACCGAGGCCGCCAGCGAGGCCAGCCATAAGGCCACCACCGACTGCACCGGACACGTGAGGCATGCCGAACGCGAGTGCGCCGAGGCCAGCCATGGTGCCGCCGATGTGCCAAGGATTGAAGACGCCACGAACGACATTCTTCATACCGCCTGTAGCGGAGCCTTGCCAGCCGGTGTCTTTGTTGAACGAACCTTCACCCTCTGCCATCTGCGCGGTCTTTAGCGCGCGGGCGAGGAAGTGAGCGTTGGCACCATCTTGCGTGTTGGCCGTTGCAGACTGGAGAACGTCCATGTCCTTCGCGGTGATCTTGTCACCACGCTTGAACGCTGCAATGGCGTTGGCTTCGTCAGGCGTGAGTATCTTCTGCTGCTCGACCTTCGACAACGCGCCCTTTAGCTCGCCGTGAATGTCAGCCTTGACCTTACCGTGCGCCTGCGCGCCCTCGTGGATGTTGTTGAGGTCGAGGTCAGTGTTCTTCAGACGTGTGGCGTAGTTGGCCGCAGCTTCCGGGTCGGCGTTGTACTTGCCCATACGAGCAGCACGACCGGCCGCAGCTATTGCCGGGAGCACGTGAGGTGTGACGTTAGCTGCGCCACCTACTGCTGCTTCAGGCAACTGCGAGGGGTCGAAGGCTTCGTTGGTGCCAATCTTGGTACCAGCCTGCGTGATAGCGTTCTGCGCTACACCACCACCAGCGCCTACGGCACCTCTGGTGAGTAAGTTGGTCGCAACCCTGCCTACGCCATTCAATCCAGCCGTGACCGCATTCCCCAAACCTGGAGCATGCATGATCGAGCCGGGGACGGCTGCGGCGAGCGTGGTGCCGATGCCGATGGCTTTGTCTTCGTCGGAAGGGACTGCGTTCTCGTCGCCCGTGCGGGCAACAGCGCGGTGTTTAACGTTGTCACCAGCCGAGGTGATCGCAAGCGGCGCGAGGCCACCAACGATAGCGCCAACGGGACCGAGGAGGTCGCCTGCCGCCGCACCAAGCGCAGACGTAGCTGCGAGAGGTGCTTGCTCAGCGAGAAGCTTCGGGACCTGTCGCGGGCTCCACTTGAGCGGATTCCACGAGCCGTTGGTAACGTTGGCCGGTTTGTAGTCAGGGTCGACAGGAGCGTCAGAGACGTCGGTGCCGAGAATATTCTTACGTGAGGACTGCGTCCCCCGGACCATCTCGTGCATGCCGTGTTTCACACCGGCCGAGATGTCCTGCATGATGCTGGTCGGTTCAGGGACGCGTTCGACGGGAGGGAACGACATCTGCGTGTCGATATGCTCGACGAAGGCCTCTTGTTCCTCACGCGGGAGGTTTCGGAAGCTGTCATCGACCTTGACTTGCCTCCCGTTGATCGTGAGGTTCATAGAGTTTCCTTAGAAGTGATAGTTGAGCGTCTTGCCCGACTTGGTCGTGAACGTGTTACCGGCTGCGGGAGGGGCACTGCTTGCAGGAGCAGTCGGTGCGGGAGCAGCCGGTGTGGGTTCGGTTGCGAACTCTGCCAGCTTCGCGAGGCCTTCACGGCCACGGTCGCTGAGGAGAGACGGGGCTTTGTCAGCCGCACGGGTGCCGATAGCGAGACGCCGTTTGTCCTCAAGGGACGACATGGCTCCGCTCATCAGTTGCTGGAAAGTCCTGATCTGCGCACGCTGCTGTTCAGGCGACATGCTTGCAGGGAGATTCTCTTCCCACTTCCTGATTTCCGTATCGGACAGGTTGTTCTGTTTGAAGACCTTACCAAGCTCGTCGACCACGGCGTGAGCCGCAGTACGGAACGCAGGCACTTTGCCTGAGCCGTCAACATGCTCGCTCCACAAGTTACCCACCTTGTTGATGATAGGTGTGTTGCCGTTGTCGAGGCCCTTCATGGCTCCAACCAGTGCTTCGCTTTGGTGAGCGATGGTCTGATTGAGCGCACGCGCCTGTTCGGCACCCTTGGTCGCCCAGTCTCTCTGACCGGCAATACGGGCTGCGTACTTGGTAGCGTCGACGTCGGGATCGAGGCGAGCCGCTGCGGCGAACGCTGCCGGATACGGGCTGGTCTTGCTCGACATAGCGTTTGCAGTCGGAGGAGCCATGCGGTTTTCGACGATGCTCTTGACCATCTCGGCCTGTTGCGGGTTCATCGACTTGAAGTACGCGGCTTCCTGTTCCGGCGTGATCGGCTTTGTGCCATCACCAAGCAGCTTGTGGTCACCCCACGTGGGGATCATTTGAGGAGCTTGCGCGTCGGGAGTGTCCTCAGGCTTCGCGTAGCTGCCGGGGACCATTCGCGTCTCGCCCGTCAGGCTGTGCGTCTGCATCACCTGACCGTTAGGCAGTACGTGGCTGGACCACGCGCCTTGAGCCTTCGCGGCCTTCTTGTTCAGAAGGATCGAGTTGTTGATCGCGTTGGCCTGCGCCGGATTGACGATGCCTGCGAGCGCTGCGCCGATCTGCGTGAGACCTTCTGCGCGTCGGTCCCAAGGGTCCTCGGGCTGCTGAGTGAGAGCGCCGGGGCCCATGGTGTTGTCTGGGCTAAGTGCGGGCACGCCCGGTCCTTTCCGATTGATGCTGCTGATGTCTGTACTTGGAGAAGCACCTGCGTCAGGGAGAACGTCGCTGCTGAACACTCTGCGCGCGGACGCTGCACGGTTGCCCGTGGTGTCCGCAGAGACTTCGTACAGTTTGTTGAAAGCACGTGCGGCTTCCTCAGGAGAGGTGGCCGACTGCAGCGCCCTGTAGGCTTTGTTGTGCGATGTATCGAGTTCATGACGCATGAAAGCCATTTGGGCTTCCGGCGTCTGATACGTGTCCGGATACATGCTCTTGAGTGCGTCGAGGCGTTCGAGACGCCACTGCGCTGAGCCGTGAGCGGTGCCGTTGTCGCCCGATACGCCCCAAGGGGTGATGGAGGGCGAGCTTTCGTTCTGCAGGTTGCCGACGATACCGGCCGCTTGGTGCTTGGCGAGGCCCAGACCTCCCTCTTCATAGGGACGCTGGGCGAACTGCATCCAGAGTGAGGTGTTGTCTGCCATCTTAGAAGAGTTTCTTCACGCCAGTAGCCATACCGAGCGCACCACCAAGGATGCCAAGGATGCCCGGGTCCGTCTCCGTGTGCGAAGTGCCCGTGGAGTTCGAGCCCCAGTTCTGCGAGCCGATGATGCTCATAAGCTGCTGCAGTCCGTTGTACGGGTTCTGCACGCCAGCCTGATACTGGGCCTGCTGGTTGTTCAAGTCGGCCTGCGTTGCGGTCTGCTGTCCTGTGCCACCACCGTTGCCGATGTTGAGGACGCCGCTTTCGTTCGTGACACCGTTGTTGATGCCAGTGTTGCCGCTGTTGAACGAGTTGACGCCGAGGTTGCCCTGCTGGTTGAGCTTCGTCAGTTCGTTGACGTTGTTGTTCTGTGCCTGCTGCTGAGCGAGCGTGAGACCATTCTGGAACGCCTGCGACTGCAAGGTGCCCGAGAGGTTGGCCGACGTCTCAGCAAGGCCACGCTGAACGAGACCGTTAGCGATACCCGCTCGCGAGGAGTTGGTGTTACCGCTGTTGGCCGCTGCCATCTCGATGCCGGGCATCGTGACGTCGCGCGCCTGTTCGGTCGCCTGCTGCATCGCCTGCTTAACCTGGGCCGGAATGTTCTGGCCGGAAGCGTACGAGTTGGCGGCGTCGATCAGCGACTGCGGGTTATTGCCGTTGACTGAGTTGAAGCTGTTCAGACCGGCGGTAGCGCCATTGAGGTTGGCCTGTCCGGTATTGACTGCGTTCTGTCCAGCATTGATCTGACCAGTCGCGGTACCGGCTTGGCCGTTCGCAAAGTCAATCGCCTGCTGATAGGTGTTCTGTTGGTTCTGGTTGGCACCAGCCACGTAGTCCGTGGGAGCAGCGGGGCCGTTCTGCGACTGCTGATAAGCGTTCTGCGCCTGCTGGAAAGCCTTCGTCAGCGCGTCTGCTTGGGGAGCCCAAGGGGTCGTCTGCTGTGATTCCGATTTGTCGGAAGAGGGTCCTAGAGACATTGGGTCCTATGGATGTAGAGGGGACGTGTTTCCCCGTTGTTGCATTTGATGTGAAGGAGATACTTCCATCCTGTTCGAGTGACGAACCGGTGCCACTTCTCGTCGTCGTGCTCAGGGCACGCGTAGAGGTCGGCAGTGACGTTCCGTCGAAAGGTTCGCCATTCGCACAGGAGCTTCTTGAACACCGAGGGTGTGAAGCGAGAGAACGTCAGGTGCGCGAGAAGAAACTGCGCGCCGTCCGGTCGTCTGTAGTCGTCGAGGACGAAAGAGTAGTCGGGGGTCTCATGTGCTGTAGACCGCCCGACAAACTCAAAGTCATTCATAGCTCTACTAAAATGATGTGGTCGTTGGCGCAGGTAATGCTGGTGGTGACGCCTGAGATCATCCTCGCGTCAAACCAATACTGAGTGCCTATGGTGAGACCTGTGACCACCGTCTTGAAGTTCACGAGGTCGTACACGCTCGCTGCCGTGGAGCCTGAGCCCACCGTAATTGAAGTATCGGTGGTGCCACCTGCTGCTGCTGTACTAAGTGCGGCAGGAGCCGTACCGGTCCCAAAATAAATGTTACCGTAGATGTAGCCCGGTTGCGCTGTGGGTGCACGCCACGCAACGCCCATAACCAGCACCTTGCCTGAACGGGTCGGGGTCATCTTAGCGACGGAGCCCCAGCCCTGCATGTAACCCTGCGCTGCCGTCCACGAAGAGGTGGAAGGTGACGTCGGAGCGAACTGAAGCACTTGAGGGTTGTTGATAGCCGCGACTTTGCCGTTCAGCGTGGTGACGCCGCCTTGCGCGACCGCAAGCGCTGTGTTCGTGGCGTCAAGATCAGACTGCAACGATGCGACGAGCGTCCTTGAATCCTCAAGAGCCCTATTGAGCGTCTTGATGCTCTGAGAGACTGACGCCAACTCCTGTTGCAGGTAGAGGGCGTCGCCTCCCAATGTTGGCATCGGGCGCGGGACGTACGTGACAGTGTTAGCCGCCATCAGCGGTGTCCTGTAGTGAGAAGGTCGAGGTCGAATCCCGTGATCGAGAACTCACGGTAGTCTTCCCACTTGAGCTTCAGCGCCAGCCAGCGGCCAGCAGCGTTCACGTCCACCTTGTAGTTCTGTTGCCCGTCGTAGGGTTGCCAGTCTCCGTAGGTGGGATCATTGCTGTTCGTGTCGTCAGAAGTACCAACGGCAATCTGCAGCGCGTGACCGCCTGAGGTGTTCACACGAGCCTGCGGGTAGACGGTGCGGAGAAGCTTGTAAGCTTTCATATCAACACCTAACTCGTCGAGGTCGATACCTGTGCGCTCAAGATACACGGGGCCTGTGGCGTTAGGGTCAACCGGATACGGAGCGACTGAGCCAGCGCCGTACACGTCGAACGCATATAGCGTCGGCTGAATGCCGTACGTGGCATCACCTTCGCCTACAGCGACTGTGATCCGCTTACCGCCGTCCTCCTGATCCTGATACGAACCGCCCATGTCTTCATAGGTGGTGGCAACAGTGTCATAGGTCAGCAGGTTGGACACAGGTCCATCGTCGAACGAGTAGATGGAAGGAAGGTCGTCGAAGCTCCAGGTCTTCGTGGTCATGTTGTAGGTCGCGGCGCGGTTACAACCGCTGACGCCCCTGAACTTCACCAGAGGATCACCTGACACGTATCCGAACATAATCTCGTTGAGACGCGGATTGAACTGGACGAAGCATTTCTCGGCCTGCGAGATGTTCAGCGAGCCGTAGATGAAGTCGCGCACCTGTTCATCGCACAAACTCTGTTCAGAGATGCCGTCGTGAACCCAGATGTCGTCGATGCCGAAGCAATAGTTCTTGCCGTCAAGCTCAATCGAGCAGTTCGTGTTCAGCACACCCTTCGCATAGGAAAGCTTCGTGTACGAATACACAAACGTCGAACCGTCTGCGTGCATACGCCAAGCTTCGCGCTGACCGTAGATGATCAAGTCGCTGCCTAGCTGACAGGCGTCAGTGATGCCGCCGTCCATAGCTTGCAGAATGTTCTCGGTCGCGAGTGTCGCCGGTACGGTGACGTCCCAAGATGCCGGGTACTGACCGTCGAGCACGATGGATGAGGTCTTCACCATCGTCGGGTAGGTGGTGGCACCTTTGGTAATGTTGAGGGCAACAACAGCGCCCGCGCACTGCGCGATGATTCGGGCTGACCAAGACGGGTCCCATTTGTCCGCAGGGGTCGCATAGGTCGCGGCGCTGAGGTCTTTGAACTTGTCGTCGGTGGGCAACAGATACCACGGTGGGCGATCTGCGCGGTTCACGTAGACCAAGTTACCAATGGTGTAAGAGGTCCAGTTGGTCTCGGCCTCGCTGTTAACGTAGCCTACGGGAGAGTAGTCTTCCTCGATACCGTTCGAATAGTAGTACACGCGACCGGTCTTGTAGCCCAAGAACAAATCGTTGTTGCTCTGGGAACGGCCTGCAGTGAACGCATAGCGCGGGCTGGCTTCAGCGAGAGGCTGCTTCACGGCTCTGAAAACCGGAGCAGAAGAAATCTTGTTGTTCCTGAACCTGACGTTCACACCGTTTGAGAATGCGCCGACAGGAAGGCTGTAGGGGTCTTGATCGGTAACGATGCCTGTCTTGGCAACATCCCGAAGGCGTACGATGGGCATCGGGGTCCTTAGGAAGACCCCCGCGTACCTCGCTGTCCCGCGAAGCAACGATGTTGCAGGGAGACTGATGGAGGCAGAGGCGGGGGCACATATGTCGGTTTAGGTTTTGATGCAGAGGACGACGCTGAGCGCCTCGGGGCGCGTCTCGGTCGTGCCGGTGTTTGCAGGAGTGGGAACGGTCGAATCGTGCGTATGCGCAGCGGAGCGGCCACCAGAGTAAGCGGCGAAGCTGTGCGTATGGCGCTGGTTGGCACCACCCGACGTCACAGTCTGGCCCGCAACGTTCAACGGGAACGAACCACCACCGGTCACAGG